ATTGCATCCAATACCGTACTGGCAAATCTAACAGAGATTGCAGCGGCGAACGGTTATACCGCAGGCGGGACAGCGGTTTCTATCGCGTCGAGTTCGCAGACGGCGGGCACCTATTCCTTAGTGGCTGCGGATGTTGTGGTATTTACGGCGTCCGGCGGTACGATTGGCGCGTTTAGGTATGTGGTGTTGTATAACGATACGGCGCTCAACGATGAACTAATTAGTTTTTATGATTATGGATCATCTATCACACTGGCAGACACCGAGACATTTACTATTACCATCGACAGTGAAAATCCCGGCGCAACCCTGTTAACATTGGTGTAATATATGTTTATTAGTGATGGGTTAACTATTCCAATTGCACCACCTATAGACCTCGACGCCACTATGGATTACGGATTTACCTGGGCAGCATGGCTGGCGTCAGGTGAAACCATTGTAACCAGTACTTGGATAACAGGTTTAACTACAGGTACCGAATCTAATACAGGCATTATAACTACTGTATTTTTATCAGGTGGTATACTTGGTACGGGTTATACACTAACAAATAGGGTTATTACTTCTTTGGGAAGAACTGAGGATAGATCAATGACTATTTTTTGTGAGAACAAATAGTGTCTTTTGAATCAGAACGAACCATAAAAGTTATGTTTTCAGAACTTGAATCTGTTATGAAAAAGTTAACTTTGGAAATTACCGCAAATTTAATAGAAGCAACTCCTGTAGATACTGGTTGGGCGCGAGCTAATTGGATACCTAAAATCGGGGGTCCTAATAATAGTTTATCCGGGTCAAGAGTAAATGCAGAAGCGGGGAATATTGATTCCCAACAACAACAAGCGGGGATTGCTGCGGTTGCAACTTCCTATAAAGTTATAAATGGGCCTATTTATATTTCAAATATTGTTCCGTATATTATTAATCTAAACAATGGTTCAAGTACAAAAGCACCTCCTGGATTTGTAGACATAGAAATTTTTAAAGCAATTCGAGTTTTAAGAATTAAACAAGCGCCCACTAAGACATTAGTATGACCACAGTAAACGATTCTAGAAATATTTTATATTCTCATTTCATTACTGAATGGAGTGATACGACTTTGTTTGGTTTTGAAAATGAACGTTTTGATCCTCCTTCTGATGCACCTTGGGTAAGAATGTCGGTTAGAAACACAGATGCCGGTCAGGAAACGATGGGGTCAATTGGATCTAGAAAATATATTAGAAGGGGTACTATATATGTTCAATTGTTTACCCTAACTGACGCTGGAACATCTGAAAGCGGGTTGCTATCAGAACAAATAAGAGATATATTCGAAGGTAAAAGAATTGACGTTATTGTGGTTAATAATGGAATTATTCATGAACCTGGAATAGATGGAAAATGGTTTTATACTTTAATAGAAATTCCTTTTGAGTTCAGCATAACTAAATAACTGAGGATATAAAAATGGGTCGCGTCTTATCTAACAATACCGCTCTACAATATAGTATTGAAAATACTGAAAACGTTCCTGGTGATATAGGATTATTACAGGGTAGTCCTGTTTGGAAATCGTTGGAACCTAATTCCTATGGAACTATAGGTGCAACTATTTCAACCGTTGCCAGAAATCCGATTTCCAAAAACAGACAACGACGAAAAGGTACTATTACCGATTTAGACAGTGTTGCCGAATTTGAAGCAGATTTAACTGTAAGTCATTTTAAAGATTTTGCGGAAGGTTTTATGTTTGCTCTGTTTGATGGGGTTGAAGAATTCGCGCCATCCGCAACAGATACAAATTCCTATACTGTTGCAACCGGATCTGTATTAGTTGCTGGAACTTTGGTATACGCAAGAGGGTTTGGTATTGCTGGAAACAACGGTTTAAAAGAAGTTGCCGCCGCTGCTACTAGTACAGATATCCCAGTAACAACCGCTTTAGTGGCTGAAGTGACACCCCCAACTAATTCGGAAGTTATGGTATGTGGTGTCAGAACTCCTGCTGGTGATTTAGATATAAATGTTACTGGAACAGTTATAACTATATCGTCTGCTAGTGGTATTTTTGATGATGCTGGATTAAATTTGGTTCCTGGAATGGGAATTTTTATCGGCGGTTCCGCTGCACTTAATCAATTCTCAACTGGTGCTAATGTGGGGTATGCAAGAATTGTAAGTATTGCCGCAGCGGGAGCGTCTATTGTTATTGATAAAACATCCGCCGTTTTTGTTACAGAAGCCGCTGCAATACAGGAAGTAGATATTTACTTCGGTCAATTCTTACGAAATGTGGCTACCGATGATGCATTATTCTTGGAACGTAGTTTTCAATTTGAATTAGCATATCCAAATTTGACTAATCCGTCCGGTGATCAATACGAGTATTCAATTGGAAATTATTGCAATACACTCGCATTTACACTTCCGCTCACTGATAAAGCCACAATAAGCCCTACCTTTATAGGTACGGACACTGAGGCATTGACACCAACCCGAAAAACAAACGCAGCAACCCCAGTTTCTCCAAACAAGACAAGTTCATTTAATACTACGCAAGATTGTGCTAGATTGCGAATTGCGGCAGTGGATGAAACTGGTTTAACTACGGATTTTAAATCATTAACTCTGAATTTAAATAATGGTGTTTCTCCTGAAAAGGTATTATGCAATTTAGGTTCCCGTTTTATGAATTATGGGAACTTAGAAATAAATTTAGAAGCTCAAATATTATTTACTGATATTGCTGTCACAGAGGCAATTCGAAATAATACATCTGTAAGTATGGATTTTGTTGTAAAAAATGACGATGGTGCAATTCATATAGATATTCCTTCCATGACATTGGGCGGGGGCGGAAAAGATTTTCCAGTAAATGAATCTGTATTATTAAATTTGACTTGTGATTCTTACGCGGATCCAGTGCTTGATACTTCGATAGGCATTACAATATATCCGTTCATTCCTACACTTTAATAATAGGGCAGTACAATGGTAAATTTTGGAAATTTAAAAAAACTAAATGTTCCCGCAAAGGGAACATCAAAATATACATTATCTCAACTAGGAGGGGATGTAGAACCTGTTTTAATATTAGCTTGCGCCAGTGAATCAAATAAAGAGTATTTCAATGCTTTATTAAAACAATCGGCCAAACTAATGCAAGGGTCAAAGGCAAAACAAATAAGTGCCGGGTTAGTTAAAAGTAACCGTGATAACGATAAGATTTTATATGCAACCCATATTTTAAAAGGATGGGAACATATTGTGGACATAGATGAAAATTCTGTTGAATTTAATCTTGAAAATTCAATTGATTTTATAAAAGCACTTCCGGATTGGATATTTGATGAAATTCGAGAATATGCATCTAACGTTCATAACTACATAGAAATGATGGATACGGAAGGTGTAACAAAAAACTCATAAAGCGGTTACTTTGGCAATTGCAGTATCAAGACAAGGAATTTAGTATTGAATCTGCAATTTTAAAAGGTAGACCGCTCCCGGAATGGTATTTAGATGAGCCTGTTTTAAATCCTGGTGAGGATTTTTATATAAAAGGATTTTATGAGTTAGGAACATGTAGAACTATGGGAATGTCTGCTGGTCCTATCCCTTGGCGGGACATTATTGCTTATTCCAATTTTAACAATTTCGATAAAGAATTGACTAATCATTTCACACGTATTATCATGGGAATGGACACTTCATATCTTAAATATTTAGACTCTAAACCCACATAGGATTCGGTATGACAGATTTTAAAATTAATGTTATAGCGGATCCTTCTCAAGCCATTTCCGGCATAAATAAAGTAGACAAACACCTTGCTACCACTTCAACAAGAGCTGATAGATTACGAGTATCTATGGCTGGTGCTTTTTCAGGTTTGGTAGTTGGGGCTTTGATTCGTGAGTTATTACAACTTGCAGATTCATTTACTACCTTGCAAAATAGAGTTCGAAATGTAACCTCTAGTACACAAGAACTAACAACTGTAACTAATGAGTTGTTTGCAATAGCACAAAGAACAAGATCTTCGTTTGAAACTACGGCAAATGGTTACGCACGTACAGCTTTATCTGTTAAAACCTTAGGTTTATCGCAACGACAAACCTTAAACTTTACTGAATCCTTAAACAAAGCTATTATAGTATCTGGTGCAACTTCAGCGGAAGCTAGTGCGGGTTTGATACAATTATCTCAGGGTTTAGCCAGTGGTAGATTACAAGGTGACGAGTTAAGATCTGTTCTTGAACAATTACCATATGTTGCTGATGTTTTAGCAACAGGTTTAGGTGCAATTAGAGGGGACTTGCGGGACTTGGGTGCGCAAGGTAAAATTACTTCTCAAGTAATCATAGATTCATTTGC